TAGATATACCACTCCATGTCAATACATTTCCTGTTTGGTATCCTACTGGATCTGTTGAACAATTAACAAATTCTGGGTGTGCAATAAAGAAACCATCATCATTTACAATGGCGTCTACACCAGTTCCATCACCGAGTTGATAGATATCTCTTTCAAGAATTTGGTGATCAGCTCCCGATCTGGTTCCACCAGCATACTCGGCACCTGTTGCATCCCATGGATTTTCTTTTTGAGTATGTCTTAGGAGTTGATACCCAGTTCTATTAAGATCACTAGAACCTAAACTGACTCTGTTGCGACTAGGTGTTGCTGGAGCTGTATTAAAGGCTCTGTAATTTAAAACATTTTTTCCGAACCTAGGTAGTCTCTGTACGTTACAGTTAAGATCATCTGGGTCGGGATGGAAGGTTCCTGCATAAGTATCATAATTTAGATTCACATATTTTACTTTGGGATGATTACGCAGTGCAGCTGCCTCTGCATCATCAAGCATGTAGGATGCTCTCGTATCACTATGTCCACATTCATACTCACATACTTTAGCGCCAGGTGGAATATTGTCTTCCAGTGTCCCATCTTCCAGTAAAACTTTATGGATGTGTTCCCAGTCTTCCTTAGTATAGCACCCAACAAAGTATTCCTTTTCACCTGTTCCTTCTGGAACGACTGTAAGGTTAGTCCTATCGAGAACGTTAGTTTTTTCTGTGCTAATACTCATTGATCAGATCCCCGCCAGTAAGTTTTTAGTGTAACGACATGTAGTAGTTCCAGATATTCCTGTTTCTGGAGTGAGTTTTACTTCAATAGTTCCCGAGTTATTAGTAGCCGAGAACTCACCAATCAATGTTGGTGAAGACATAATCGCAAACTCTTGATAGAACGCTGTTGTTCCATCATGCATAATCATAAGTTTCTGCATTTGTCTGTATGTTCCTAATCCAACAGTGAATGTGTATTCACCACCAGAGTAAGAAGACGCCGAGAAAGAATCAATCACTTGTGCTGTTCCTGCAATCGCAGTGAACGTTGTAACTCCTGCAAGAGCTCCTGCATTGGTAACAGTAACAACACCTGCAGATACTGGCGATACATCAATGCCTTCTCCGAAGTTAACTGTTGCTGCAACACCAACCAGAACATTATCATCTTTAATCTCAATACCAGATCCAACTGCAGTAACTCCAGTCAGTCCAGAACCATCACCAACAAAACTTGAAGCGGTGATGATACCAGTAGTATTGATGTTTTGAGTGGTACTTCCGAGTCCTACAGTGCCGCCTCCACCACTACTAGGTAAGTTGGTTAACTGAGAACCATCAACGGCAGGAAGGACGGAAGGGAATCTTGCATCAGGAATTGTACCTGTGTATAACTGAGATGCATTTGTCTGACCTTGGAAGATGGAACAAGCAAGAGTGTTTGTGCCTGGATTAAAGGTCAAACCACTATTGTCAACCATTGCTGGTCTGTAGGCATTACCGCCTCCACCTTCACCAAGCAACATAACATTGTATGTTGTATTATCATCAACAGATTCTTCAATCCAAAGGTCACCTCGATAACCACCAGTTGCAGAAAGAATACCAGCAACTTGAACGCTTCCGTTTGCTTTAGTTTCTAAACAGGTAGAAGCGGAAACGTTATCTCCATATCTGAGAACTACGGAGTTACCTGTGATGTAAAGTTGACCACTACCTTTATCGGTAATGAAACTATCACCATTATGTTTGATTTCTAAGTCGTTACCATCACCGAAGTTCAGTCCAACGTCATCTGCAAATGATGTTGATGCACCACCGCCACTACCTTGAGTGTCTGTGATTGCGATTGTTGCAACACCACCAGAGAGAGTCGCTGTTACTGCAGCGCCAACGAAATTAAGTGTTGCTGCTGTGCCGACATTCGAACCTTCTTCTTGAATGACAACACCAGAACCTGTTGCAGTGACACCAGTTAGTCCAGAACCATCACCAACGAATTGACCAGCAGTAATGATACCAGTTGTATTGATACTGCCGTTTGATCCGATTCCACCACTTACTCCAGTCAGGTTAGAACCATCACCATACAGTGTGGTTGCAGTAAGAACACCAACGACATAGTTGTCTGTGGATGTACCTACAGTTCTATCTGCTGCTCTGTGTACGAGTTCTACCCATGCACCTGCATGAGCAAAGTATAGATTTCCATACTCATGTACATGACCAATCGCACCATGGTAATCAGTTGGACTGGTTACTTGAAGTTGATTATATGTTGTATAAAGGAATGGGATTTTGTTGTTGGTTGCAGTCGCATCGATCTGCCCGTACATCTTGAGGTTGCCACGGACAGTCAGTTTCTCCTCAGCATTGGTTGTTCCAATACCAACATTGGACATGGTATGAATACCAGTTCCATTCTGTGTCCAAATGTTACTCGCAGCAGGGAGATTCGTAAGACCAGAACCATCACCGAAGAATGTGGATGCAGTTAAGATACCTGAGGTCTGATAGTTACCGTATTGGTCCTCAACGAGCATTCTTCTCCAACCTTGGTATCCACCAACGGTAGTACCATAAGAGACGTATGCTTGTTGTGAGTTGTTTGCGAAGGCAAACATCCCTCTCCATGATGCCGCAGCTGGCATATCAAGAGTAGAGTCAAAGTCAAAACGCATCTTACTGCCTTGACCTGGCATCGTTACGATACCAATCGCAGAGTTGATGTTATCAATTACAATTGAAGGAGTACCTGTCAGGTTAGACGCCACGGTCGCAATGCCTGCGGTGTGGGCGTACCCTGCCATGGTCGAGAGACCCGCAAGTGGTGTGTATGAGGAGAGACCTGCCAGAGGTGCGTAGGACGCCTCTCCTGCGTAGGTGGCGACTCCTGAAGCACCTGAATAGGTAACGATGCCAGCGCGTGTGGCGAAGGTTACAATCCCCGCAGAGACAGCGTAGGTTGCGACTCCTGCATTAGTTGCATAGTCTGTGATTGTAGAGTAACCAGCAACAGGTGAGTAAGTTGCGAAACCTGCAACGTTTGCATAAGAAACAAAGTCTTCTGCGAAAACCTCTGCGTTTCCACCGAAGACATTACCTACCTTAATTCTATTTGTAAAGTTAATACTTTGTGCAACACCGATCAATACGCCGTCATCTTTTAAGACAACACCTTGACCGATTGCAGTAACACCTGTAAGACCTGATCCATCTCCTTTGAATGTACCAGTTGCAACACCGACGATATTTACATCACCTTCAATGTCCAATGCGGATCTAGGAGCATCCGTTCCGATGCCGACGTACTTGTTAGTGGTAATACCATTAATACCAGCCTTTGACCAAGTACCGCCTGCACCCGCGTTGGCATCTAGGTTTGTACCGTCTCCAAAAGTGTCATAGATCTCTTGGAAATTGGCGTTTACTTTTACTGCACCAGATGCGAGGGAATCTCCCAGACCATCATTCGGCGTAAATCCAGTGAATATTCCCTGTCTAGCCATTTATTATTCAGTATAAGGGCCCTTCGCTTCTATTTATTGATCTAATAAATAGGTATGAAATCTCTATGTTTTACATGATGACCGACCATCTCTCCGAAGCATATAAGTCGATCTATCAGAGAAAGGACCTCACATCCCCTCCAAAGGATGCTGAAGGTATGACTGGTAAAATGAATCCACAAGGGGAACCGAAGGCTGCCCAGGGTGGAGATCACGCGAACGCGCCCGAATCTATGGTAAGGGGACGATATCGTGCTGCTTATGAGGAGTATAAGGATGATCTGAGAGATCATCACCTCGAAAAATTTACCAAGTGGATGGAAACCATCTCCGAAGGTGGTTATGATATCACGAGATGGGAAAAAGAAGAATTAATTGAGACATATATTAAAGAAAATAATCTCTGGGAATCTAGAGAGATTGTTTTTGAAGCAGTTGAGTCTTTTGAGTTAGACGAGAACCGTCGTGCTGCTCGCGCCGCTGGTGCTTCCAAGGATGACACCAAGAAACAACCTGATCCTTCTAAGGATGGATTCACAGGTATTGGTAACATGAGTATCGATGCGATCAGAAAGATGTCTGCTCGTATCGAGAAAGAAAAGACTAACAAAGAAGAATTAGAACTGGAAGGTTACAAGGGTAAGCACGGTCAGTCTGACAAAGAGTATGCAGACTCCCGCTCCCAAGGTGGCAAGATGATCTCTGGTGACTCCAAGATGAGTGGTGCTGAATACACCCATGGTCGCAGAGTCAAGGCAGCAAACCCTGGTATGCAACCTGATGTAGGTGGCAAGACCAAGCCCAAGTCTCAGGGTAAGATGGATCGTGGCACCCGTGCCGATCTCCAGTATCGTAAGGCAAACCTGAAGAAAGAAGAACTCTCTGATTGGAGAAAGGACATTCTCTCAGAGGAAGGGTACGATCGTATGCGTGATCGCAAACTTGAGATGTATGGTTCTGGATATAGATCCGCAGGTAGCCGTCGTGGTATTGCAAGGTCTGGTGGTACTCAACCCAAACCAATGCCCAAGAAGAAGGATGGTCCTTCCGCTCTGGACATCGTAAAGGGTGAGATCGAGAAGAAGTATGGCAAGGGTGCCATCATGGACGTGAAGAAAAAGAAAAAAGATTGACACGCCGCGGTTTGGCGGTTAAACTAACTCTGCTAGGGTTCATGGGACGCTCCTATATACTCTAGAGTTACTTTGATATGACTTGAATGAGAAGAATCAAAATTCCGAATCTGGGAATTCGGAGGGTGTGGAAAAGTGCCCTGAAGAACCAACCTACGATAATCCTTGGTTGTACAATGGTGACATCTTTGAGTCTTGCCACATTGGCGACAACTACGGTTTTGTCTACAGAATCACGGACACCGAAACTGGACGCAAATATATTGGCAGAAAGTATTTCTGGCAAAAACGAAAGCCTAGACCTAAGGTGGACGGTAAAAGACGGAGGAGAGTTACAAGTGAAAGTAACTGGAAGAAATACTACGGCAGTTGTCCAGAGCTTACAGAGGCTATTGACTTACGAGGCAAATCCTCTTTTCTAAGAGAGATCATTTCCCTTCACGAGACCCCTGGTAAAGTGAATTATGAAGAAACACGACAACTGTTTCTAAATAATGTGCTTACCGAAGCGCTTGACGACGGGACCCCCGCGTACTATAATTCTAATGTTCTCAGCCGTTACTTCAGGAAGGATTACTTCAATGGAACATGCAGCGACGACAACACCGAATCGTGACTTCGTTGAACAACTCATTGACAAACTACACCAACTTGCTGAAGAAGATCGTCTAGAGGACGCGAGTGTGTTCTATAGTCAATTCAAAGAGTTTATTGAAGAAGAAGAGGATATATTGGTAGAAGTAGATTAAAATGAGGCCTTCGGGCCTCCTCTCATGTCTCAGTAGCTCAGTGGATTAGAGCAACTGCCTTCTAAGCAGTCGGTCGTAGG